TGGGAGTGTGATTAGGTCACGCTTGTTTGTTCGGTTTGTGTGGTACTTGTTCATTGCCTGCCCCTTTCAGTAGGTACTAATTACACTAGGGTAGTTTGTGTCACAGGTCAAGCATTTGCGAGCCTTGTGGGCATTGGGTTTCACCCGTAGGGCTACCCGTGGGCACTGCGCCAACTTCATAAGCATTGGTAGGTGGCAAGGTGGGTGTGCTATGACACTGTATGCCGGGGCTTATGGCCTGCTATTGCTTAGGTGCGACTATCCACTCTCCACCACTAGCGAACACTGTCTCTCCCTCGAGCGTGCTTGACCATGCGTAGTTACAGCAAGGCTTCGCTTCGTATGGGCTATGGTGACCACCACTCTCTATCGACTTAGCTAGCAGTGGGAAGGTATCGAGAAACTTCACAACGCAATCGTGGCAGATACTCCATGACCTCGGCTCATCATCAGCCATCAACGCTTCGAGGTTGTCAGTGAAACCAGCATAGAAACCAAAGTGTTCATAGGGCAAGTACCAGCCACCATCTATCGTTTTTGCTGTAGGCATACTGGCCTGCCTCGCTTGACCACAAGCGTCACACTTCACTGCGTTGCTCATAGTGCGTACTCTCCTCGCTTCATTCGGTAGTGCGCCACTAGGTCATCACTACTGTTGCTGCAAGGTGACCACACTACATCTGCTTCGGTAAAGGTATCATCGAGCCTCAAGTGGACTACGACATAGTCGAGGGCATCGTCAGCGTGCCATGCGATATACCTCATGCAACCAACGAGGGTAGAGCGATACTCAAAGTATTCAGGTAGGTCATAGCGACACATCGACCATGCATCACCATACGAGGGACATTCCACTACTGTGTACCTGCGTGTATCTTTCTCTACTCTCATGGGGTAGGCGTATCTCTTGACGCCCGTATGTCACCCGTGCGCCTTGCGTTAGTCATTGTCTCTCAACTTCACAGCAAAGTACATCAGTGCCAATGCCACTAGGCACATAAGTTCCAAGACTCTATCGCCGTTCATCACTCATAATCTACTGCGTCATCGTTGCTGTTAGCGAGGCTGAACTTGGGCATAACGAATAGCGTGTTGCCTATGCTGTAGGCGTTACGACTTGCGTTGTAGATAGCGTCAGGGAACAAGCGAACCAAGTCAATCGCTGTCAGCGGCGTATCGCTTAGGTGAACTATGTTTCGTATTCGTGCCATCGTCGTTGTCGTTCGCTTTACTTGGTGCTAGCGACTACGTTTGCGTAGTAAATGTCATCGCACCACTCGGACAACTTAGCCAAGTCGGCAACCAACGAACCTTGAGTGTCGAGCAATACCCGCAACCCATCGGGCAGCGTTTGCGAATTGCTGTCACCATTGCGCGCTATGCGCTGTATCGCCCTTGCTAGTTCCCAAGCGAATTTCGATACGTCAGTGAAGTTGTTTGGATTAGATACCATAATGTCCCCTTTGTGTAGTAGTTATCACAATACTAGCACATCGAATACCAGATTTCCAAAGGGGTAAGCGGGGCTCTTCGAACACCTGTTCGCCCTTGGTGGGCACCCGTTTACCAAATTTTTAGGATTGCCGTATCTTAAATAGATTTATCTAAAGCGGCTCTTAGAGGTCTTCTTCTTGGCTTTTGACGCCAGGTAGGCATCCATGTCGTCTATGCGTGTCACAAGCTCTCGTATGCTCGTCCAGTCAGCCTTATCGCCTAAGTGCATGGCCGCCGTTTTAAGCTCCCAGCGCATGTCTGAGTCGAATCCCATGTCGATGAGTTTGATGTGAATCTTGTTGAGGTCGTATATGACGATTGGCGATGAGGTGCCATATCTAAAGTGCTCTCGTATTTCGCTAGATAGTTCTGCATAGTTGCCCTGCACATGTATGACCTGCTCCGGATTCATGAGGTCCATTGCTATGTATCCATATGGCTCATCCATTTTGCTGAGAACGACTGGCATGAGTCCCCTCATTTTCTGGGCACCAAAACCAGCTTCTTCTAACTGTCCAAGGAGTAGAACAATGAAGCATCCCTCATAGGTGAAGCTCCTGTCATAGCCTGAGACGCCTGTGTATATGCAGGCAGGGGGTATGAAGCCTTCTTTAATCCACATATCGAAAGTCTTGAACTGAATCTCGGTGTAAAAGGAGAGCTCTTGCAGTGTGAGTGTAAGAGTTTGTTTCTTTTGTAGATGGAGAGCTTTGATTCTCTCTGTTTCCATTAGTGCCATTGTGTTGTTCCTCTAGGTGTAAATATAACAGATGCCTTGGAAATCCAGGATAAATTTAACTAGAAAGTGCGCGCCGTTTTTATGCCAGTTCGGATTGCTGGCTGGCTATAAATATAGCGCAGGTCGTTAATGCTGTTTAAATTTATCCAATAGAGGGCTAAAAATAAAAAAATCGCGGGGAAAGCCGTCGCCTAGATTACAGGGTTGCGGCGGCGTTTCGGTTTAATTTACGTAATACTCGGGACATTTCACTGCCGGTCTTTCCAATTTGAACAAATCGTTCATATTCTGACTCTTTGCGGATAACGCCCAGTTTTTTTAACTCCAGAAGTCCATGTTCGTTGATTTTGTATTCGGTCTTACCGTTTGCTGTATTGATGTCCAGAAATCCATACTTTTGCAGTGATGTGAAGTTGCGCTCGACATCTTTAATGAAAGCAGTTCTGTTCATTTGGAAATTGCGGTAATCATTTACTGTAAACCACTTATTGCGAGTCTTTGCATAACAAAGAATCACATATGAGCGAGAGTCCTCTTTAATAACTGATTTCATCGATTTCCTTTGCGGTTTGTGTTTGGCGATTGAGCATACCCAAGAACACCTATCACTTGTCTGTGAATTTAAACCTTGATGGCTCTATGGTTCCTTCAGAAAAATCTTCGCTGTAGTCGTAGCGAACAGATACTCCGTCCCATGGGGCTGGTGTCTCGTCCACTATCTTCCCGCACACGCTGCAGAAAAGGACGCCAGCTTTTTGGTTGCCTAAGAAAGTCTGCCAGTTCTTGCACTTGTGGGGTAGGCGGGATTTTAACCAATACCAGGAAAATGTGATGTAGTTCATTTAGTCATCATAGCGAGCCATGTGAATGAATACTCAGCCGTCAATTGGAACCACGGAAACCTTAAAACCAATGCTAGAGCAGAGGGCACGATAGTCCTGTTCGAACAATCTCAACTCTGACTGGAGTGCCGCCAGAGACACGCTCATCTGAGCAAGCGAAAACTTGCTTTTCGAAAAGTCATTTTTGTAAATCGCCCAATAAGAGGTGTCCTCGATTAGTGCGTCCAAATAAACGTCCAACCTGGAGCTGTCTAAACGTGCATATCCAACAATATTCCCATTTTCATAATATTGAAAATCTAGACTGTGCGCATGTAGCTTCAAGTTAGTAAGCATGTCTGCGGCGTATAATTCACTTTCATTTATAACAGCATCCATGTAATCACTCACTGGAGAGTAAATATTTTTTATATTGTTCTCCAAGTCGGTACTTCTGCAAGCAGGTACGCCGTTGTAGACTCCCGTATAAATCTTATGGTCTGACACATTGTTTGCTGGTCCGCCAGAACCGCAGGAGGCCAAAACAATAGACGTGAGGATTAACAGTTTTTTCATTTACTAATTGTAGTGGGCCCGGTGGGGATTGAACCCACGACCAAGGGATTATGAGTCCCCTGCTCTGACCACTGAGCTACAGGCCCTCTTTTGCAAATTCTATAGATGTTTTGATTAGCCTGGAAAACTGTTCTATGCCCATCCAACTTAAACTTATCCTTTGATTGCAAAAATCATTTAACACTCGGTAGCTGAGTTCTTTATCCGACTCCCACCAGGACGTATCAATTGCTTCTTTTGAAAAAACACACTCCTTGGGCCCCCATGATGAAAAATCGTTATAGAAAACTTTTACATTCAACAATGTTGTTGGGGGGAATTTACGATAAATCTGCCAGCGAAATTCATCGTTGCTCGACTCGTTTAAATTACAGGAGTGGCACAATAGCCCTCGTATAAGTCCGCTTTCGTGGCAGTGGTCCATTACGATTTTAGAGTCATCGAATCCGCACATCGCACAGCGATTTTCTTGCCAGCCCCATAGCTCGTCCAAACCTTCCGAGCCCTCTAATAGCGAAGCTTTTTGGTCCCATCTTTCAGTATTGTGCTGCCATTGCAAATAAGCTGGTTGCGGTCGGTCGGTCGGTCGAAGATGTTCGGCATGTTTAAACTTTTTTTCTGTTTCATACAACCCTGCCATTGCACCATAATTCGAGTAATCACCCAGTGAGGAAATACGGTTTTTACTTTTTTCCCTATGCTGCAAAGCCTCAAATAAGCTTGCTTCTTTTTTGGTTCTAAAAGTTTTAGCGATTTGCTTTCCGCTCGTATCGCGATACTTAACTTGATAGGATGTTCCCCGTTTGCCTACGCGCTTGTGGATACTCATTTTAGTTTTCGCCTTTTCTCACTGTGTTGCAGGCCCTTCGCTTATAAGTCTCTTGGCGGTATCGGTATCCCGCCGCCAGCCATTTTAAGAAATGTTTTCTCGTCAATAACCTCAAATGACCATGCATCTTGGGTGAATCCATTATTTATTTCGTGGGGTCTTCTATCGATTAGCGACACCAGCCTGCATCTAGCCAATTTCCCGCCAATTTTTGAATTGACATACCAAGTCTTAACCGGGTCTCTGGTTTGCCAAATTACATAGATACAAGAATCTGTTTTACCGGCTTTGGTTATTTCTCCAATTGTACCTTTTTGCGACATGTCACTCCCCTTCTCCCTGCTTGACTACTTTGTATTTTGCGTAGTGTAGATTTTTGTCAGCATACTCAGGATTTAGCGTTTTGTACCATCCGCCGATTGATTTCATGAGCACGCCAGGCCCTCCTGTTGCCTCGCATGTGCGCGCCGCAATTTCTTCGTATTTGGAGATTATCTTCCCGAGTGCTTTTGGCTCACGGCACGAATCTGATATCTCGATGTAGTACCTCAGACCACCAAATTTTTCCTTCACTTGAAGTGGCATATAATCGGGGTCGATAGCAAGAAGTTCTTTGTGACAATCAAGGACGATTTGATGCCACCCCTCATCGATGTCGATGTTTTTCCACCAGCCATCTTTGATTCTTTGGGCGAGTTCTTTTATCTCCGTGCTTTTGTTGTGCATGATGTGAATTTTCTTACCAATCTGGGTATTGCTACCCGCGTCTTCTGGTCTTATGTTTTGTCACGGCAGACGAATACTTCTCGGCATATTCCGGGTCTGTGTATTCCATCCTGACAACGTCGTATAGTTCGTCAGCTAAGTCGCGCTCTTTTTGATAATCGTTTCTCCAGTTGTCTCTGTCGAGACGAATTAAAACCATGCTGTCTCGTAGGGCTTTTATTTCATTTATTACTGTTTGGGCAAATGGGCTAGGGCTTTTTTTGAGTTCTTCAATTATGTCCAGTTGGTCTTGTTCTTCCGACATTTAACTATCCTTGCTCGTCATATTTTGGGTTAATCATCATATCTCGGACGTCTTCGGGCATGAGAAGAAAACCTTTCGCAGGATTGTCCGCCCCACCAAGATACATCTTAATGGATGCGTTAAATCTTTCTGGAAATGCTCGCAAATATCTTTTTAGCCTGTCAACCGAGACAACAACAAATGCGCCCTCAGGGGAAAAAATATAAACCCACCACTTTGCGGTAGTTATGTTTATTCCGCTTTTATTCCAGACCTGTACCCCATTGACGTCCCTGTATCCGCGTGGATTTTGGTCCGTTTCGACGACCATGCGACCATTCCTATACCTGTCGCTTTTTACTTCAAAGGAGCCGTCAGAAATGTCGTCAAGGAAGGTTGATACGAGTGATTCGCCCTGCTTGCCATATGCGAGGTCTTTTTTAAAATCAAATTTTCGTGCTGGGATATCAAATTCTGCAACCATCCACTAATCATGCCAGCGCTAAATTCGATTCACAACCTTAGTTCTCGTACACTCTCCAATTGCCGAGCTTGCCCTGAGAGTTGTCCATAATCCATTTTGCGAACTTGACATTACAGGAGACATCTTTCAGCCCGTCCATCCTGTTGTCAATTGCCTTTTCCCCGCAGACCATTGCAACCTTGGACCTCCAGGATGAATTTATTTGAAGGAGGCCAGTGTCGTAGGACTTGTCTTTATTGAGGGCATAGGTCATATTCCCATTTGCATCCCATTTGGCATTTTGGGCAGCTGGGTTGCACCCGCTCTCGCGCCATGCGATGTAGGAAAATACCTCTACAGGCTCTAGTCCTACATCTTGAAATAGCGATTCCCATTTAGGGCAACGCTTGGATAAATCGGATGGAATGTTGTACACGGAGCTCATTGGAGGAGAAGGAACATTATTCGTCGGGAGGTTTAGTGATTTAAGTTTTTCAATGTGTTCACGGCGAGTAATGGAGCCATAATCTCCGTCAACCCTGACGCTTCCGATTGCTCTTTGGAGGTTCATGACTCGTTTACCTTGCTCGCCAAATGAGTAGTTATCCAGTAATAACTGCTTGGTTTTGGCGTCCTCCATCCTGTCTGGGGTTATCATCGAGATGGCTGGTTGAGGAGCCAGCATGGCTACCTCCGCCTTTGTCCCACCCGGGATAGAAATCCCTAGGGCTCCAAAAAGTATAGAAATAGACCATCCTGTGATTTGCTTCAATTTTTTTCTCCTGAACTCGGCGGATAGGGCAACAGGTTGTAGTAACTAACCTGCCTATGTCAGTATCGGGTACTTCAATATTACCAAATTATTTGGCGGTTGCAACCTCAGCGATTGTTTAACTCTTGACGAGTATCCCTAATCCCCAATAACCGTACGGGATTGGAGGCTCGTAATAAATTTTTCAAAATCTTCTAAATTGACTGAAGTTTTGAATGAATTTTCAGAAATAACGTCGTAAATATCAAGATTTAGCGACTGAACAACAATGCTGGCAATGTCTCCACAGTTGTTTGATGCTTCTTCGACATCGTCGTCACTCATGTCGTCATCTACATAGAAATACAAAAGGACCCCTGCTATATGCTCAACTAGGTTTAGCCGTGCTTCTTCTTTTGTTGTTGTCATAGGTTGCATCCTATCACCAGCGGTGCTAAAGTTGCACTTGTCGCAGTCGTCCGACTTCGGCACACGTAAACCAAGGAGAGAAATGAACCCAGCACCAACGGTGATTATCGGCAACGTTACGGCGGAACCGGAACTCACTTTCACATCAAATGGACAGGCACGCCTGTCTTTTTCAGTAGCCGCAAACTATGTTTGGTACGACCAGGCAGGCGAGAAGCAGGAAAAGGTATCCTTTTTCAATATCGTCGCATGGCGCTACACAGCAGAAAATGCTGCAAAGACACTGGAAAAAGGAATCGGCGTAATCGTGACTGGACGCCTAGAGCAGCGGTCATGGGAAGAAAAAGAAACGGGCAACAAGCGCTCAACTGTAGAAGTTATTGCGGATGAAATTGCAATTAACACTCGCAGCATTGAGGAAGTTACTCGACGCACCAAGCAGGACGGCGCTCAAGCACAGGGCGGTTCATCTGCTCCGGCTCAACGTCGCTCAAAGCCAGCATCCGCTAGTCGTCAGCCAGTTGGCGTCGGCGCTGATGGCGAATCAGAACCATTCTGATTCATCTTTTTTAAATAAACAAACCCTCGTTAAATCTGCGCCGAGACGCAGAAACGGGGGTTTTTTATTTTCTCGACTTATTCAACATTTTTGTTAAGGCATCTCCATCGAATGGTATTGCCATTGATTCAAGCTGATTTTGTGCATCCAGCAACATATCTATTACGCTCTCCACGGATATGGTTGATTGTGGTTCTTCAACTAGGCGCTTTGAGAGTAGGTTCAGGTTTTCGTCTATTGAGTTCATGTGTCAAGTATATGCAGAAATATTGACCGGTGGGTTGCAAATATAATTTTTAGTCACTAATGTCTAAGTCGACCTACAAATAGACGGACATAAAGGAGTTATTACTAATGTCTGAATACAATAAACTTAAAGACAACGGCCTCAGTCGAGGTCGACGAAAACTGAGTGAAGAAGAACGAGTTCTGCGAAAGCAAATGAACTCAACCAGACAAGAGGCGCGGAGACGCACACACCTCGTCCTACAGCATCGCCACCAAGATGAATACGATGAAATTTTTGAACAAGAATTCAAGTCCCTTATCAAAAAGGGCTATTAGACACATTTCTGACCAGCCGAGTCATCATCTATTTTGTTGGCTTCGGCTGGTTGGACATCATGAACTAGTTCGCCTGTTTTGAATCTAAGAACAATTTGCGGGGGCTCCTCAGGGGTATTCAATGTTCCCACTTTTCATTGAGCCCTTACCCTTTTTTGACGGCTTCATTACCTTGGACCTGGAATTGCCATAGACGGATTCTAGCCACTCATCAAAATCCTCTACCTCGCCCTGCTTGGAGATGACGTACTTTTCGTATTGTTTTATTAAGCCAACCAGCTCGTCATCTTCTTCATCAAATTTTGGCATGGCTAGTTAGACTTTCGTGCACTTCTTCCAGCCCTTGCCGCTCTTGCAGTATTCGGAACAAATTGATTTCCTCTTCTACTGCCCATTATTTTTTTTCTGTTTGTTGCTTTCCTCTGGGCTGGTGTGAGTTTTTCCCATGCTGCGGCAGGAAGGTACCTACGCATCCCACCAGTTCTGTTCGCCGGTTTCCTATCACTAGTAGTCCATTTTTCTTTGGTCCACTTCTTTAACGACCTTTGAGTTTTGCTGAGTCCTCCGCGATAGCCGCCTCCAGCTTTTCTGTATTGCACGGCAAGAAGCTGAGCCTTTCGAGCTGACCATTGGCCTGGCTTCCCGCCATCAGAGCCAGCCAAAATGCGAGACTTAATTCTTTCTCTTAACTCTGGCTTGGTGTAGGAGCTGTTCGCAGATTTTTCCATAAAACCAGAGTCAAAACTTGCCAAAAATTCACCAACAGAAGCTTCAACCCATTCTGGGCCGTATGCTTTTGATTTATCGTTTCTATTTGACATTTGTTTCTCCGAATAAAATAATAGGTGATAAAAACGCGGAGAGGTGTTAAGTGTTTATTGCAGTCTTTGACCGCATTTTAGACAAGTAACAGACCACGGGTATTTTCTAACCGAAGGGTGTTCGCATTCAAGAAGCGTCTTCGCCTTGGCGTTCAGAACTTCACGTATCCACGCAGACATTGTCTTCCCATCAACCTCGGCGGCCTGTCTCCATCTTTCTCTAACCTCGCCCGTAGTCCTTATAAGTACAGAAGTATTGGTTGGGCCGTCGTCTTCTTTTTCTATGGGTCTAACGGACATGTCGTCAGAATCGGCAACCGCCTTCATTGCAGCTTCAAGATTGCTGTCACTCATGTTCGTCCTGCTCCTCGGTTAGTTCCTCTATGGATACTATCTCAGCATCCTCGATGTCTGCTTCCCCGAGCATTTGGCGAACAGCGCTCTCTGGAAGAACGCCAGAAATGCCCATTAATTGAAGCAGCTGTCTAGCTTCTGATTCTGGGTCAAATGTGTTTCCTATTTGTTTTAATTGGTCAGAGCCAGCAAGCGTGGCTTTTATGGTTTCGCTGGTTTTGTTGCCAACATCCATTTGTACGCTGATGTTTGTTTGGTCCATGCCAAGAAGTTTTGTTCTTCTGTCCATTATCGAAAGAACTTGCTGTATCGCTTTGAGGTCTGGCTCAACGGCAACCTCTGTACCGTCATCCATGACCTGCCTGCGGTGCTGTGTGAGTGGCCAGATTGCCTGTTGTAGGCTGTCGAGCCTCTCAAGCTCTAGGCGAAGAACCTCAGGGTAGGCCATGAGGGTTTCTCTGTTCATTTTTTCAAGCTGCCTAGATATTGCTTTGGATACTGCGCTTGTGGTCATTCCAAAACGTCGCGCTATTTCTGACGTCGATGTTCCAGCTTGGC